CGAGCTGAACGAGACGATCGCCGGGAACCTCGCCCGGGTCAACGGCGGATACACGATCCGGGCCGAGAACCCTTGGGAGAAAGCAACTCCCGGGCAGGTGCTACACGACTACCTGCACCGCCATCAGGACCCCGCTGCGGCCGCCCGGATCGAGTCGTTCAACCGGTTGTCGACCCGGGCGGCGCAGCACCTCGGGACGACCGCCGAGAACACCGTCGCCGTGGCGGGTGGGTTCGGCGGCATCCTCGTGTCGCAGATTCAGGGCCCGATCATTGACCTCAACTGGCAGGGGATGCCCCTCGTCAGCGCCCTCGGGTACACCGACCTCCCGACGGCGAACACATTCATGCGGCCCCGGCTGATCGACCCCGATTTCGACACCGCAGCGGGCCCGCAGGCAGGCGGGAAAGAGAAGGCCGAGCTGCCATCCAAGAAATGGGACATCGTCGCGGACCCGATCGGGCTCGCCGGGGTTGGCAACTACATCAACCTCAGCATCCAAGCGGAGACGATGATCCCCGGGGCCCTCGACCAGGTGATCAACCAGCTCAACGCCCGCACCACCCGGGGGATCGAGAAGACGGCCCTGGCGATCCTCACCGCCACCACGAACACGATCCCCCTCGCGGATGATGCGGACGCCGCAGCGCTGCAGGCCGCGATCGGGCAGGCGTACGTCGCGGTGTGGAAGGCGACGAACACCCCGCCGCAGTGGATCGCGTTCGGCCCCGAGGGTGCCGGTCGCCTGATCGGTTACACCGACGCCGCTGGCCGCCCGCTGTTCCCGTTCCTGAACCCCGTGAACGCCTCCGCGACGGCCGCTGCAGTGCAGGGGCAGGGCGGGACGATCGCCGGGCTCCGGCCGATCCTCACCCCCGGGATCGACGACGATTCGTACTACGTCGGGAACGGGTACGGGCTGGAGGTTTACCTGCACCGGTTGCCGCTGCTGCAGGCGATCGAGCCGAGCATCCTCGGTCGGCAGCTTGCCGCCGCCGCCCTCGTCGGGACCTACCAGGTCCCCACGAAAGAAGCTGTCACCACGCCCTCACCTCTCCCGGCCGAGTACAAAGCTGTCGTGAAGATCGGGGACTGATGACGACCGCCGAGTACGAGCGGGGGCTGACGTCCTACCCCCCGTCGGTGTGGGCCCCGCCCGGCCCGGTCGACCCGCACATCACCGCCCTCGCCCCGAGCACGGGCAGTCTCGCGGCCGCCCCGCTGACGGTCACCGTCACCGGGACGGGGTTCGAGGCGGGGTCGGTCGTCGAGGTCGATCAGGTCCCGGCGACGTCGACGGTGTTCGTGTCAGCGACCGAGCTGACTGCGACGTTCACCCCGACCGTCGAGGGGGCCGCCGCGTTCACCGTCCGCAACGTGAACGACGAGGAATCGAACTCGACCCCGTACACCGTGACCGCCTGAACCGTGGGCACCCGAGTGGGCCCCCGCAAACGAACACGAGGAGAGATCATGACGCAGTACTCACGAGAGGTCAGTGAGCTGGGCGAGTACGGGGACGGGGCGAACGACAACGGCCCGCCCGAGGTCGTCGAGGATGAGGGCCGGGAGATCGGTGACGTTCGCCCTGACGAGCCCGAGGTGCTCCCCGGGGACGAGGACACCACCCCGCCGCCCGCAGCCCCGCAGACGGGCAGCTAGGGGCCGCTGCGATGGCACCCCGCTACCCGAACCCGAGCCCGTGGGACGGTGACCCGACGTACCTCGTCGACACCGCCCGCAGCATCCTGCGAATGGCGTCGACCGACCCCGACGTCGCCGCCCGGCTCACCCCGCTGTCCTATGCGATCACCGAACTCGTCCGGTCCCACCTCGACGAGGTGATCTCGTTCGACGACGAGGCGCAGACGGCCCCGATCCCCGAGCCGATCACGCAGTCGTGCGTGAACGCCCTCGTCGAGGCGTACCGCCGCAAGGACGCCCCGTACGGGATCACCGGGGCGTGGTCCCCGGACGGGGTCGCGATCCGGGTCACCCGGGACTGGCTCGACGGGGTGCTCTACCAACTGCAGCCGTACCGGCAGCGGTTCGGGGTCGCCTGATGGGTGCGTTCGGTGGGGTGCGGGCCCTGGCGCATCAGGTCCCGACGGTGCTGCAGGTGATGGACCGGGTCGTCGAGCTGCTCGAACCCGTGTTTCCGGGTCGGGTCGCCCTCGACGTGAAGGACGTCAACCCCCCGGGGCTGCTGCTGCAACCCCCGCTGCTGCGGTTCAGGTTCGCGGAGGGCACCTATGCGATCGAGCACACGCTGCTGATCGTCGCCTCGAACACCACACGGCGGGTCGCCCTCGACGACCTCGGGGTGATGGTGCAGCAGGCGCAGGCAGCACTCGACAACCGGGCAGTAACCGCCCGGCCCGTCGACGTGTGGAACCAAGACAACACCGCGATCCTCGCGGGATACGAACTCACCTGGACCGACTCGGTTCGACGATAGGAAGGGAACGAGAATGACTGCACCACTTGACGACTCGGTCAACAAATTCGGGCCGGGCGTACTGAAGATCGGCAGCACGGGCAGCGAGATCGACGCCTCGTGCATGGTCAATAACCTCACGATCACCGCCTCCCCGAACCGGGGTGACAGCAAGGTGATGCTCTGCGGCACAACGAAACCGGGCAGCGTCACGTACGACTACGAGATGGGCGGGAACCTCGACCTCGACCTCGAACTCGGGGAGGACTCCCTGTTCGCCCTGTCGCAGGCCGAACCGGGCAGCGAGCAGCCGTTCGTGTTCACCCCGAATGAGGAAGGCGGCACCACGGCGGAGGGGACGCTGATCCTCGACCCCCTCGATTTCGGGTCCTCGGATGGGTTCGGGGCGATCATGGCGTCCGACGTGGCGTGGGCCCTGAAGGGTGCACCGACGTACACCTACGGGGGTGGCACTCCGCCCGCCGTGGCGACCGGTGCGACGGCGGGCACCCCGGGGTCGTTCACCCCCGGAGGGTCGACGGTCCCGGCGAACCTCGCCGCCCTCTCGACGGTCACCGCCTCCCCGACGACCGCATGGACGACCGGTCAGTACGTCGCCACCGCCGACGCGACTCATCAGCACTGGAGCGGCACGGCGTGGGCGACCGGCGACGCTGCCTGATGTACATCAGGGCTCATGGCTGACGGGGTGCGGGTCGAGGTGTTGGGTGCTGACACCCTGGCCCGCACTCTGTCGTCGGCCGCCCGGGAGCTGCAGCAGATGACCCCCGTCAACCGGCAGGCGGGGGACATCCTCGCCCGTAACGCAGCCTCCGGGGCTCCTAGGCGCACCGGGCGTCTCGCCGGGAGTATCCGGGTCACCGCGAACGCTGAGGGTGCGGAGGTCACCGCTGGGGCCCCTTACGCCCCCTTCCAAGAGTTCGGCACCCGGTACGTCCGGGCGACCTATTTCCTGTCGCAGGCGGCCGCCCGGGATGATCAGGTCGTCGACGTTTACGACCGGGCCGTCGACAAGATCATCAGCTCGGTCAGAGGGCAGTAACGACGTGAAACGAATGACCCTGAAGATCGAGCTGGAGAACGGCGAAGCGTGGGAGGTGCGGACGTCGACGAGTGACTACGTCGCGTTCGACCAGACCGGCAAACGGCAAAAGCCCCCGTGGGGTGCGATGGGCGACAACGTCGCATTGTGGGAGGCGTTTATCGGGTGGCACGCCTCCAAGCGCACCGGGAAATACGCCGGGCCGTGGGAGAAATTCCTCGACGAGTGCGTGATGTGCGACGGGGTCGCTGACGAGCCGGTGGACCCTACGAACCTGCTAGCTGGAGCCGATTCCTCGTCGACGTCTCCCTGATCACCCGTATCCCGCCGTCGGTGATGCTGGCCGAGGGAGACGATTACCTCGCGACACTGATCGACATATTCGAGCAGCGGGCCGCAGCGAACAAGGCGGCCGAGCGGAAACGCCCGGCCGCCCGCCCGGGCCGCCGACGGTGAGGACCCCGAGATGGCAGACCGCACAACCCGTTTGAGCATCAAGGTCCTCGTCGACGCCGCGAAGGGTGCCGGGGACCTGAACAAGCTCGGGGACTCGGCCGGTGGGATCACCGACAAATTCGGCAAGATCGCTGCCGGGGTCGCCGCGTTCGCCGGGGTCACCGCGTTCGTGAAATCGGCCGCCGACGCCGCGTCGAATCTTGAGCAGTCAATGGGCGGGATCGAGGCGGTGTTCAAATCGTCCGCGTCGCAGGTCGAGGAGTGGGGGTCGCAGGCCGCCTCGACCCTCGGGCTGTCGCAGTCGGCCTATCAGGACCTCGCGACCCTGATCGGGTCGCAGCTCAAGAACGCCGGGACCTCAATGGAGGACCTCGCCCCCAAGACGGACGGGTTGATCCGGCAGGGGGCCGACCTCGCCGCGATGTACGGGGGCACCACGGCGGAGGCGGTCGGGGCGCTGTCGTCGGCGCTGAAGGGTGAACGGGACCCGATCGAGAAATACGGGATCAGTCTCAACGAGGCGTCGATTCAGGCGGAGATCCTCGCCCTCGGGCTGGACACCTCGACGAACGCGGCGCAGCAGACCGCGAAAGCGACCGCGACCCTGTCGCTGATCACGAAACAGTCGGCGGATGCGGCCGGGGCCGCCGCCCGGGAGTTCGACTCCTACGCCTCGGTGCAGCAGCGGGCGTCGGCGGTGTGGGAGGACACGATGGCGCAGATCGGGACTGCGCTGCTGCCTGCCCTGTCCTCGCTGGGGTCCGCGTTCGCTGACCTCGCCCCGATCATCGGGGCCGTCCTCACCCCGATCGCTGAACTCCTCGGATGGGTGCTGCAGCTCCCCGGGCCGATCCTCGCGGCCGCCGCCGCCGTCGGCGCGTGGAAGGTGTTCGGCGGGACGATCACGACTGCCCTGTCCTCGTTCTCGGGGGCCGCCCGGGGCGCAGGCGACGGGGCGTACACGTTCGGCCAGAAGCTAGGTGGGGCCGTCAAGATGATCGGGGCGTTCGCCGCGATCGCCGCGATCGGGATGGTCATCTCGACGATCGTCGGGTCGTTCCAAGACGCGGCGAAGGCGGCCGAGCAGTGGAACACCGCCGTCACCGACCTCGGGACGCAACTCATGAACGTGTCCGACAATTCAGCGGGGGCCGTCGACAAGCTCGTGCAGGCGCAGATCGCCGGGACCGACTCGTTCAAAGCTGTCACCGCTGCGGGCGTCGATTACAAGACCGCGATGGACGCGGCGACCGGGGCGGGTGACCTGAACGCGCAGCAGACCGACGCGGTGCGGGCCGCGCTGGAGGACCTCGACCCGGCGATGATCGTGCAGTTCACGCAACTGCAGAATATGAAATCGGCGGCCCTGGCGTCAGCGGAGGCGCAGAAGGCCCTCGACGTCGCGAACCGGGCGGCCGCCGACGGGACAACGGAGGCTGCTGCGGCCGCGACGATCTCGGCCGAGGAGCAGGCGAAACTCGCGGCCGAGCAGCAGAAGGCAGCGGAAACCGCTGCGCAGCAGGCAGTCTCGACGTCCGCTGTCAGCGTCGCCCTGGCGTCGGTGAACGCGGCCGCGAACAGTGCAGCGACCGCCGTCCAATTCTTCGTGCTGCAGATGCAAACGGCGGCCGGAATGAATGTGTCAATGGATCAGGCCGCGCAACTAATGAACGCCTCCCTGCGGGACACCGCCGCCGCGTTCAAAGAGTCGGCCGATAAGGGCGGTATCAACCTCGACGCCCTCGTGAATTGGAACGCGGCCGCCCTCACCTCGACCGACTCCGGTGATCAGCTCTACTCGTCCCTCATGAAAATGCAAACCGGTTACGCCACAAGCACTGTCGCCGCCTATGAGAACGCGGGCGGGGCCGCCGCCGGGCAGGCAGCGATCGACGCCGCCGCCGGGGCCGCCGATTCGGCGTACGCCGCTTTCATCACAATGGCGACCGGGGCGACCGGGTCGAGTGACGCAGCGATCGCCCTCGCGAAGAACCTCGGCATTGTGCAGGGCACGAACATTGACCCGAAGACTTTCGAGCTGATCGCAGAGAAGGATCAGGCCGACCGGTCGCTCGCGGAGATCCAAGGGCTGAACCTCGACCCCAAGACGGTGCAGGTGAACGCGGAGACGAACAGTGCGGCATCCGCGATCGAGTCGACCGCAGCGGGTGCACCGCCCGCCACGATCGAGACATCGGCAGCCACGCAGGACGCGGCGAATCAGATCGCCGGGGTCGCAGGCAAGGCGTACAAGAGCACCGTCGACACGAACGCGAACGTCGCCCCCGCGACGTCGACGATCAACGGGTTCACCGGGCAGGCCCGGGACACGACGATTCAGGTGCAGGCGAACACAGGGCCCGCGCAGGGTGCGATCACCGCCCTCGTCACGCAGTCGAGGACCCTGACGATCACCGTCGCCGCGAACACAGGGCCCGCCGAGTCCGCGATCAGCCGGGTCGTGAACGGGTCGTACACCGCGACGATCAACGTCACCGCGAACACCTCCGCAGCGCAGGCGGCCGTCGCCGCGATCCCGAGGTCGGTGACGGTCGCCCCGGCACCCGCCCCCGCACCCGTCGCCGCCTCGTTCGCGGCCCGGTCGCTGTCAGCGTTCACCGCCCCTGACAACCTCGCCGCCGACGCGGAGGTGCCCCTCGTGGTGCGGGACCTCGTCACCGGGTCCGGTGCTGGTGTACATCAGGACGTTCCCGCCCCGTCGATCAATATCACCGTGCAGGGTGCCCTCGACCCGGACGCGGTCGCCCGGCAGGTCGACGAGCTGATCAGGCGCAGGGAACGCCGCTCGACGACGGTGTTCGCCCGGTGAGCGGCCGCCCGATCGGTTGCGTCGTCCTGATCGACGGGGTCGAGATCAGTGACGGGTGCAGCGATTTGAGCCCCGACGCCCCGGCGATCCTGTCCGGGCTGCGGATCATCTGGGGTCGCTCCTCGCAGGTCGACCAAGCGACCGCGTCGACGTGCACGTTCAACGTCGACGACCCCCTCGACGGGGACCGGCTGATCCCGACCCTCACGATCGGCCGTCAGATCGACGTCCGCACCGACACGACGATCTACCCCGACCCGGACACCTCGGTCCTCACCGGCCTGTTCCCGTCCGCGCTGAAGGGGGTGTGGTCGGCGGCCGTGCACGGCGACACCGTCGAGCTGATCGTCGACGGCTCCGGGCAGGCCGCGACGATGACCCTCCCCCCGATGCCGTTCACCGCCGATCAGCTCGGGTGGGATTCGGTGCCCCGGTCGCTGCCCGGGCAGGCGTGGTCGTTCGACGTCACCGTGACGTTCCCCGCCCCGTTCGCCGGGTGGTCGAGCTGGGCGGCGCAGGTCGCCCCCGTCGCGTTCACCGCCCCCGACGGGTCCGACGCCCGGGTCCTGGACTACGTCGACGCGGACCCGAGGGCGACCGCCTCGTTCGTCCCGCCGCCCGGGGTGTGGCTCGGGCTGCAGGTGCGGGCCTGGCCCGTCGGCCCGAGGTGGATCGACCTCGACGCGACCGCGTGGACCGGGCTCGGGGCGGCCCCGTCGTGGCAGGACCTCGGGACGTTCGAGGTGTCCGACGTCGAGCTGCTCGCCCCGTCCGGTGGTGCGTCGGAGTCGGCCCTCGTGTTCTCCGGGCGGATCACCGACATCAGCACCCGGTGGGACGGCGGGGACACCACGACGGTCAATGTGATCGCCCAAGACTGGCTGGCCGAACTGGCGAACCGGTACGTCGGGGACACCCCCTGGCCCCTGGAGGCCCTGTCGCAGCGGGCGACCCGCATCGTGAACGCCTCCGGGCAGCCGGTGAACCTCTCGGTCGACCCCGTGGTCGGGGGGCTGCAGGTCACGTACCGGGACGTCGACCGGCAGGCCGCTGCGGGGCTGCTGCAGCAGTTGGCGACGTCAGCCGGTGGCATCCTCTGGGCGGCAACGCACCTCGTGACGGGGCAGGTGTTGTGGCTGGAGGACGTCGGGGCCCGGCCCGCCGCCCGCACCCTGTCCGACGACGGGGGGCAGGTGCACGTCATCCCCTCGTCGGCGGCCCTCGATCACGCCCTCCCGATCACCGCCTGCGATATTGAGGCGTCCCCGGTGCGGTTCGCCCTCGATATGACCGACACCATCAGCATGGTGTCCCTGTCGTGGCTGGAGCAGGTCGTCGACGACGGGGTCGTGAAACCCGCGAACCGGACGATCGAGGTGTACGACCCGGGGGCCGTCGCCGCGATCGGGGCCCGCCGCCTGTCCGTGTCGACGCAGCTCTCCTACGAACCGCAGGCCCTGGCGCAGGCGAACGGGTGGCTCGCCCGGTCGTCGGTGATGGCGTGGCGGATCGAGGGCCTGTCGTGGGACACCGACGGCGACCTCGGGCCCGATCAGATCGACACGATCATGACGCTCCTCGACGGGACGAGGCGGATCGGCCTGCCGATCGCCCTGACCGACCTCCCCGCGTGGTCGCTGCCCGTCGTCGGCGGGATGGACATCGTCGGCCTGTACGTCGAGGGCGGCACGTACACGTACGAGGGCGGGGCGTGGCTGCTGGAGCTGAACACCTCGTCAGCGACCGGCTCCGCTGTCGGGTCGTTCCCGTGGACCGCGTCCGAGCCCGAGTGGTCGTGGGACACCTACCGGGCCGATGTGCAGTGGCTCGACCTCTACGGGGTGACCTACCCCGACGTGTGAGGGATGATCCCCTGATGGGCTTAACCTCACCAATGAATTTCCCGTGGCCGGAACCGTCGAACCCCGTGCGGGACGGGGCGGCCGCGATCCGGGCCCTGGCCGAGTCCGTGAACAACAAGATGCGGGACCAGCTCGGGAATATGCGGATCGAGGCCCGCAGGATCACGATCGACCCGAACTCGTTCGGGAACGCGGTGATCACGTTCGCGAAACCGTTCACGAACCTCCCGGTCGTGACGTTCGCGGTGTGGGGCGACGAGAATACGGGCCGCTGGGCGACGTTCGGCGGGTCGCAGATCACGACCACCTACGTCGGGACGTTCCTGTACAACCAGCTCGGGGCCCGGATCACGAGCACCGTGCAGATGATGTATATCGCGATCGGACAGGACAACACGACATGACAATCACCCCAACCGATGTCGACCCCGGTGACCCGGGATCACCCGAGAACCCAATGCCTGCCCCTTCTCTCGGGTGGTCTGCGGGGCTCGTGAGCGACCCGTTCGATTACTCCCGTGATGATGAGGTGCAGGTCCCGGAGTGACCGCGCAGGATGACTCTGTCGGCGGGCCGGGGTCCCCCCTGCGGCCCGCTGACCTCGACCCGGGGGTGATCACCCTCGCGACGATCTCCGGGCAGCTCACGGACGTCTACACGATCCTCGGGCGCATCGTGATGATCCTCGAACGAGGGCGGCCGAACCCGTGGGAGACGCAGCCCCGCCCGTTCTGATGTACATCAGTCGTCGGGCTCGTCGTCGTCGAGCGGCCGCCGCCGCAGCCGGTGCTCCGGCCGCCTGCCAGCCATGAACCCGATGATCAGCCCGATCATCACGTCGAATGTCTGCCCGACGGCCGTGACCGCACCCGAGGTGTCGACCTCCGGCCGGTACACCTCGATCAGGAACAGGGCCGCCCCGGAGAACAGGACACCCGCCCCGAGGACGACCGCGAACACGACGATCACGACCTCGGTCGTCGGTCGGTCGAACAGTGACATCACGCCCCCGTGCTGCCTGCCCTGCCCCCGTAAACGAATCGACCCCCGGCACCCCTCGTGGAGGGTGACGGGGGTCGAGCACGGCCGGGGGGCGAACCCTTGGGAGAACTCAACCCCCGACCGCGACTAGCTGATCTTAGGCTGCCCGCCGCTTGAGCCGCTGCGACACGGCGTTGCGGGACACCCCGAGGGCGGTACCGATGTCCTGCAGTGAGCGGCCCTGTTCGAGCTGTCCCTGCATCGCTGCGGTGATCGCCTCGTCGAGGTCGTTGCGCAGGGACATGAGGAGCTGCAGGTCCTCGGGGTCACCGTCAGCGACCCGCTGCCCGAGGGTGCGGGCGAACCTGCGGACGGTCCCGGCGATCTCGTTGTTCGAGCGGTACCGCTTGGTCCCGGTGACCTGCTGCTGCTCCGCGAGGGCCTTGCGGGCTTCGGCGCGGTGGTGAGCTGCTCGCTGCAGGGGGGTCATGGTGTCTCCAAGGGTTCGGGGCGGGTGAGACTCAATCATCCCACGGATGTGAACGAAACGTTCACACCCGACCGGGTGATTTGCCACACTCCCCACGAATCCCCGAGACTGGCGCGATGACACACGCAGAGGGCGACGAGCGCCTATTCAGAACGAGGGACGTAGCCGAGCTTGCGGGGGTCGACCCGTCGACCGTCGCGCACTGGACTAAGGCGGGGATTCTCCCGGTGCATTCGCGCACCGTCGGGGGTCACGCCCGGTACCGCAGGGCGCAGGTGATGCACGCCCTCGCGGAGATCCAACGGCAGCGGTACCGCGACGAGCTGAACGACCCGACCGGGGGCCGGGCCCTGCTCCCGGCCGCCGACCCGGTGACCGACCCCACGCTGACGACCGATCTGCTGCGGGGTGACCGGTGACCCGGATCAGCGACCGGCAGCTCCTGCAGGGGATCGACGGGGTCGGGGTCGTCCTCGTCGATCAGTCGACCGGGGCCGAGATCACCGTCGCGAACGACGACCTCGACAAGCTGATCAACGCGGCCGCCTATTTCCGGGACTGCTACACCGAACGGCTGATGCCCCGCCTCGACGGGCCCGAGCTGCCCGAGCCGCCCTCCCCCGGGTGGGACCTCGGGGTCCGGTTCGGTAAGGGCCCCTGGCGCACCCGGGAGGGCTCCTGATGCCGAACACCCCGTTCGGGCCGACGCCCTCGACGCGGCCGCCCGCACCGACGGCCGCCGACGACGTCCTCGCGGAGATCCAACGGCTGCAGCACCTCCCGGTCGGCCGGGCGATGGCGTTCCGGGAACTCCTCGGGGTGCTGGCGATCGTCGAGCTACGGCGGGTCGTCGACTACTACGTCGGGCCCGCCCGGTGACCGAGCACCCGTCGTTCGTCGGCCGGGCGGGGGCCGCCGACCCGACCCTGTTCGGGCCGACCCTGCTGCGGGACACCTCCCGGGCACCCGTCCTCGTCGTCGACGTCCCCGGGAAACCCCGCCCGCAGGGGTCAATGACGATGTGGCAGGCAGGGGACGGGACGACCCGCTCCAAGTACCCCGCCGAGACGGTCGCTCACCGGAACCTCGTCGTCGGCCGCATCGTGATCGGGTGGGAGAACCGGCCCGTCCTCGACGAGGCCCTCGACCTGCGGTGCCTGTTCACGTTCCCGAGGGGACTCGGGCACTACGGCAGCGGCCGTAACCGGGCCCGGCTGCGCCCGTCAGCCCCGCAGCACCACCTCGTCGCACCCGACTGCGACAAGCTCCTCCGCCTCGTGTGCGACGCCCTCACCGTCGCGCAGGTGTGGCGGGACGACTGCCTCGCAGTGTCGGTGCGGGGCCGCAAGGTGTGGGGCGACAACGCCTCGACGCATATCGAACTATTCCGAGTGGAGAGCTGATGACCGAGAACGAGAACGTGACCCCGATCCGCACCGACGTGACCCCCGAGCTGCAGGCGGGGGCGTACACGTTCACCGCGACGTGCCCCGAGTGCAACGGGCTCGTGAGGTTCCCGATCGAGCTGTTCCCCCGGCTGACGGTCGATCAGTCGGGCGGCAAGCTGCGGGTGCAGATGAGCAGTAAGACGCAGGAGCACTCGTGCTCGTCGGCCGACGGGGAGCCCCTGTTCTGATGTGGTGGCTGCCCCTGTACCGGTGGCTCCTCACCGCCCTGTTCGGGTCGGCCGACCGGTGACCGACGACGTCCCGTGCAAGCTCTGCGGGTGGCCCGTGGACACCCGCAGCCGGTACTCGGGGGAGATCGTCCTCGCGGTGCGGATGACCCGGGATCAGGGCGGCCCGAACAAGCTCGGGGCGAACCCCCGCAGCACCGGGGCATGGTTGTGCCCCGCCTGCGTATCGAGTGACCCGATGTCGAGAGGGGAGGTCCTGCAGCAGCTTTCGGAATTGTGCGTGATCGTCGGATGCCTCAACCCGAGGCATGGCGCGAATCTCTGCACCGCACACGATGCGGTGTCGAACCCTTGGAAGGATTGAGAATGCCTGATGTACATCAGATCCCGGAGGAGTACCGGCCGGGTGTGCTGCTGATGGCCGAGAACCGGCTGCGGCACCTGTTTCCCGACGCCTCGGGGGTGAAAGCCCCCGGGGAGTGCGGGACGTGTATCTCGGCCGAGGCGATATGGCACGGGACGGCCCTGACGGTGCATCACCCGAGGTGCATCAGCCGGGGGGACACGTGAGCATCCCGTTTGACACCTGCTCATTCTGCGGGGGCTCCGGGCCGCTGACCCTCCCCGGTGCGGGTGTGCAACCCGGTGAGCGACCGACCGAGGGTGACGTGTGTGTGTGCTTTTGGTGCGCCGCCGTCACCGTGTACCGGGCCGACGGGGGCCGCCGTGTCCCCACCGTCGACGAGCTGAACCGCATCTACGCAGACCCCGATGTGCAACGAACGATCGCCACGATCAACCGCCGAAACGCTATCGGCGGCAGCACGACTCAACTACCGAACTAGGAGAACCCTGACGTGACAACCGAAACGAACGAATCCACCGTCACCACCGACGAGCACCACGACCGGGAGACGTGTACCGAGCGCAACGTGTTCCGGCTCTCGATCGACCGGTCCCCCGCTGACAGCACCGGGCCCGACGACGTCGCCGCGATCGTCGAGATCCACTCCCACGCCCACGGGTTCGAGGAGCTGCAGTGGATCAGTGAGGCCCTGCACGACCTGATCAAGCAGGTCGACGGGGCCCTGCACAAGCGGGCCCTCGTCGGGCTCCTCGGGCAGCTACGGGACGGGATCGCCGGGGTGCTGCTCCTCGACCCCGAGGACATAGAGAAGGCCCTCGACGACGCGATCAGGGCCGAGAACGAGGGGGCCGAGTGATGGCCCGGCAACTGATCGGCGACGCCGAGCTGCTCGCCCTCGCCTCGATCGTCGGAGTGATGGCCGACCTCGACCCGGCGACGCAGGGCCGGGTGACCGAGTACCTCGTGTCCCGGTACGGCACCGTCGACCGGCTCCTCACCCGCCCGGCCGTCGAGGTCGTCGACGACGCTTGGGGGCAGGGCCGTGAGCAGTGACCTAGAACGGGTGCAGCAGCGGGTCCCGTCGCTGCAGGAACAGAAGGATTACGCCCGGGCCCTCGCCACCGCAGGGATGCTCCCCAAGCAGTACCGGGACCGGCCGGGGGACGTGCTCCTCGCAATGGCGTACGCGCAGTCCCTCGCCCTCCCCGTCGCGCAGGTGTTCGTCGGCCTGCACGTCATCGACGGGAAACCCTCGATGTCATCCGAGCTAATGAACGCCCTCATCCTGCGGGCCGGGCACCGCACCCGGGTCGTGAACTCACCCCCCGGGCCGTGGGTCGACGCTTGGGCGTCGTTCACGATCACCCGGTCGGACGACCCCGAGAACCCTTACACCGACACGTTCTCGATCCGGGACGCGCTGCAGGCAAAGCTGCTGACCCTGCAACCGGACGGGTCGATCCGGTCGAGGACCAAGAACGGGGAGCCCACGCCGTGGGAGAACTACCCGAGGGCGATGCTCCGGGCGAGGGCGATCTCCGCCGCCGCCCGGGCCGTCGCACCCGATGTCCTCGCCGGGGTCAGCTACACCCCCGACGAGATCGAGACGAACCCCTCCCGGCTCCCGTACGTCGACGCTGACCCCGAGCCCGAGGTCGTCGAGCAAACCCCGGAGGCTGGCGGTGCCAGGGTGCCCGGTAACGCTGGCCCGTCGGTCGACGTGGACCTCCCCGCCGATCCCGAGGGGGATCACACCCGGGAGGTCGATTCAGGCCCGCAGAATGGATCTGAGGGCGTCGAAATGTCCGACCCGCAGGCCGACGGGGTCCCGTGGCTCGACGACTGGCACAACCGGCTGAACGAGGCGACCGGCCGGTTCGATTACGACACCGTCAGGGCCCTCGGGCATGAGGCGGCCGAGAACAACCGGGACGACCTCGTCGAGATCGCCCGGGCCCGGTACGGGGAAATCCAACGCAAGAGCGACGACATCGCAAGGGACGGCTCATGAGGCCGCACGTCAGCACCGACCGACCGGTGCCCGAGGGCCGCACCCTCGGGACGATCACGATCGTCGAAACGCAAGGCATCCTCGCCGTGCACCTCGACGTCGACCCGATCCTGACGATGCGGGTACTCGCCGGGCTGCTGCACACCGTCGCCCGGGACATCAGCAGCGACGAGGTCACCGCCGCCGTGAACGACATCACCTCACGGGGAAACTGATGACCCGGGAAGGGGCGGCCGTGAGGTGCGCTGTCGCGCTCCTCGCCCTCGCCGGGCTGCTCGTGGCGATCGCCGCCACCGCCCCCGACGAGGTCCCCGGGCGGCCGTCCCTTCCCGCCCCGGGATACCCCCTCGTGTGGTCACCCGTGGCCCCCGAGGACCTCGACCGGTAGCAGAGAATGCGGAGGGCCCCGCAGCGTCTCACGTCCGCTGCGGGGCCCTTCTGTCACTGCTGTCAGACTCGCCGGGGGTTGATCGGCAACCCGAGATCCCTTCTCACCGCAGGCATCCGCAGGCAGATCCCGCACTCCCGTAGGCCCCGCACGTCGTCGGCGGGCACGACGTGCCACCCGACCCGGTTGCGGGTGCCCCTCGCCCCGATGCACCCGAGGCGGTGGTGCACGAACGGGGTCGGCCCGTACCGGGACATCAACTCGGGTGGGACGTCGGGCTCCGCGACCCGGTTGAACCCCGGGCGGGGCTGCGGGGTCACCACGGCTCCTCGTCCCACGACTCGCCCGCGTACGTCGGATCGAAATCGGCCGGGGCGTGCTGCGGGTACCGCTCCTCAATGCCCCGCTGACGGTCGAGGCGGATCGCGAAATGCCGCTCACACCTCGGGTGCCACACCCCCGTCGGGGACATCGCCGGGCGACGCTCCACGGGCCCGTCGCACTCCTCGCCCTGCCAGGCGTCGAGACACGAGAGTTGTTGCGCCCCACTGCCGGTGCTCATCGGGACACCTCCCCGAGGGCGACCCGGACGGCCGACCGCCGCAGGCAGTTGCCGCACTCCCGGTAACCGGGCCGGTCGTCGACCGGGATCAGCACCGGGTGCCACCCGACGTTGCCAGCCCACCCGGGCTCACCCGGGCACCCGTCGCGGTGATGGGCGACGAACGTCGTCCCCGCCGCCGCCCGAGGGAGCCCCTCGTTCGGCATTGCGTAGAAGTCGAACCCGGGGCGGATCATCGGACGATCTCCGCCCGGACGAACCCCGCGAGGTGACGCGGGACGAGCCCATCTGCGATCCCCTCGAAATAGGTCACGACGTCGTCGTGCACCGCCGCCTCGTCGAGCCCGAACTCAAGAGCCCACGCCTCGACGTCGACGGTGAACCGCACCGACACCGACACCGTCGGGAACGTCACCGACGCCTCCCTCGCTGCCTCCCGGGCGGCCGCTGTCTGCTGCGCCGCCGCGAGGTGGAACGTCGACGACCCCTGGCACCGCTCACACGACACCGTCATCAGGTCCCCGTCGGGCCGCACGATCGCGGTGTGGTCGATCGAGATCCCGCACACCGTGCGACGACCCGACGTCGCCCGGCCGAAATGCACCCGGGGCCCGTTCACTGCTGCGGCCCCGTCCAGTCGACCGAGAACGTCACCGGGACACCGTCGGCCCTGGCAGCGCTGATCGTCCGGGCCCACTCGATCGCCCGCAGATCGAGTGAGTCACTGATCCGGGCCCGTCGCAGATGCGAGAGCACCCGCAGAGTCGTCTCCCCCGCCTCGACGAGGCCCTCATCGGCCCTGACGAGATCCATCACCCAATTGATCGCGACGACGTCGGCCGCCGCCTGTTCTGCTGCGTCGTGCGCAGTCTGGACATGCTGATTCATTGCCTCTCCCAAGGGTTCGCGGCACCCGCCTGCCGGGCACCGCCACTACACATAGTAATCACGAACGGGGGGCCGACCCGCCCCTGCGGGCCGACCCCTGACGTACATCAGACCGCGACGAACTCCTGCTCGCACTCCTGACACGTCGGCCTGCAGGCGTCAAGAGCCTTGCGGGACAACCGGATCGAGTACCCGCACCCGCACGTCGCCTTCAGGAGCTGCGCCGTCACCCGCCGCTTACGGGGGGCAACCGGGCGACCCGGGGTCAGCGTGACCGTCGACCCGTCCCCGTCCTCGGTCGGCGCAACCGGGGGCAGCCCGAGGTGGTCGATATTCAGCTCCACCCCTGCGGCCGCCGACTTGGTCAGCCCCCGCTCGACCGTCGAGATCACCCGACGCCACCGCTTCTGCCCCGCCTCGTCGAGGGTCGTCCCCGTCCAGCCGTGCCACCCGACCTGCACGACCTGCAGCCCGTGCTCCTCAGCGACGTCCGCGAACTTGCGGGAGTGGCGGCCGTTCACGTCGGTGTCCAGCACACCCTTCCCGAGGTTCCGGGCGTGCGCCGCCTCGTGGAGCAGTGTCGCGACGACGTGCACCGCACCCCGCCGCAGGTTCTCGCCCGAGATCATGATCTCGAACGACGTCGCGGAGCCCTCGTGGGCGTGGCTCGCCCAAGTTTTGGCAACCGAGGTGGAGCCCCATGCCCGCTCGTCCCGCTTGACGACGATGACGGCCGGGGGGGTGTCCGGGTACGCCTTGCGGATCAGGGCGTACGCCTGCTCGATCGCCTTCACGGCGGGGGAGAGGTCGGTCCCGAGGTCGATCACGACGGGGGTGTCGACCGGTGACTCGGTGGCGGTGACGGTGTTGTTCGGCATGTGCTGCTCCCAAGGGTTCGGCGGCCCGCCTGCCGGGCCGCTCAACACCGACAATGCCTGATGTACATCAGGAGCGCAACCCCGATGTGACCGACCTCATCCTGATGTACATCAGAATCACTCGGTCGGGTGATGTCGCCCCGTTGTCCCCGCACTCGGGAGGGTGGCAGGGTGTCATCCCGTGGCAGGCCCCCGGACGTAGAACGACGGCCCCCCGTGGAGAGGGGGCCGCCGTGAGGGGTTGTGCGCTGCCAACGATCAACCGAGAGGGACTGTAACCGTGCACGATCCGACCGATCAACCGATCCCCGCGTTCGACGTACCGAGGTCACGGCTCGCCCAGTGGCCGACCGAGACCCCGTACACCCGCACCCGGGCGAGCAGGCCCCGCAAGGGCAGGGTGCAACCCGAGCCGATCGGGACGATCCTGCCCCGCACCCTCGTCGAGGCCCGCCGCCGTCAGATCGAGGCGGGCCGATGACCGAGGTCGAGGACCCGTGGGCGAACGTCCCCCCGCCGTTCGAGGAGCCGGGGCTGCTGAACGGGCACGCCCCGATCGACACCCCCCGTCAGCGGCCGCCGATGCGGCTCCTCGGCCGGGACGACCTCGCGAACCTCCCCGAGCCCGTGCCCCTGATCGACGACACCCTCGATCAGGGGACGGTGTTCGTGCTGCTCGGATACCACCAGACGCTCAAATCGTTCGTGGCGCAGTCGTGGTGCGCCTCGGTCGCAACCGGGTTCGCCTGGCACGACCGACCCGTCAGCGAGGCACGCAGGGTGCTCTACGTGGCAGCAGAGGGACTACACGGGCTGCACAACCGGCTCACCGCGTGGGAGCGGTGGCAGAACACCCGGATCAGCCACGAGTCACTGATGACGTACCCGTCGGCGGTGAACCTCGCACACCCCCCGGCCGTGGCTGACCTCGTCGCCCTCGTCCGGGGTGAGGGGTTCGGGATGATCGTCCTCGACACGTTCGCAAAGTGCGCAGTCGGGCTCGACGAGAACAGTGCCCGCGATATGGGGCAGGTCGTCGACTCGCTGTACCGGATCAGGGAGGCGGCCGGGCACACGGGCGTCGTCGGGGTCGTGCACCACACGGGCAAGGCCGACCGGGCAACGGCCCGGGGATCATCGGCACTGGAGTCCGGGGTCGACACCGTCTACACGACCGAGGGTGACAGTCGGGCGATGACCCTCACCCGAACCAAACGGAAGGACGGGCCCGCGAACGACCGGCTCGCCCTTGGGTTCAGGGGGATCGAGGGCACCCGGTCGGGGGTCGCAGTCACGCAGCTCGACGGGTCGACGTCGAACCTGCCCGGGGTCGACGAGGTCGTGACGATCGTCCTCGGCACGATGCACGGGGGGCTCACCTCAGCGGAGGTCGCACGGCAGATGACCGGGTCCAAGCGACCGAGCCGGGCGACCGTCGAGCAGACCC